TCTTTCAAACCTGAGTTTGCTTGCCCGTTAAGACCTATTACTTTTCTAGAAGCATTCTCTATAGCGCCACTTCCTTTACCAGCATATAAGTCAAGAACTTCATTTCTAGAATATTCTCTACTTACCTGGGATACTTGTAAGATAATCACATCATTGTTAACTGCCATTGAAGACAATCCATGGGAAATATATTTAATTTGTTCGTACTCTCCTTTAACGTGGGGAGGAGTCTCAACTAAATCGATATAGTCCACTACGACCAATGCTGGATTTAATTCTTTTATCTTAGTTTGTATCTGTTCTAAAGTCGGAGGAATAGTCTGTACATGTAGATGACTGACTTGATCCTTAACTTGAGGAAATATATTGTTAAAGTTTGCGGATACTCTTTCTTTGCTTTGATTTGAAGCTATTTGAAGGCTTCTTCTATGCATGTACCACGCTGCCAACTCTAAAGATAGATATAATGTAGGTATCTGAAGGTCAGGGTCTATTCTATCATTTAAATGGTCGTAACCTAACGCTATATTATGTGCTAATGTTGTCTTACTACTACCTGTAGGACCAAATATTGTAACTAAATCACCTGGATAAAATTGACAATCTTTGTCTACACCTAATGCTTTACCAAAATTATAACTTCTTCCAGTAAAATCACTTGTAAGACGTTCTTCTAGTGCATCTTGCATGTCTTGACTTGTCATTACTTCTACTAAATAATCTTTTCTTTTGTAATACATACACTTAGGATTACAGTGTTCCGACATCATTTCATCGTTACATCCGTATTGGTATCCTTTGTTATATGCGTATTCAACTTGATTGATTATTTCGTTTTCGTTTAATGATCCATCGTTCCAGTCAAGCAATGCTGCTTTAGCTGCTCTCGAAGATATACCGTGTCTTCTATAATGAGATACGATTCTAAGTAAAGTTTTATGTCTATTACCTTGCTGTGGTCCAGCGTTATACATTGTTTGTACGCATGTAGCCACTTTACGAGGTTCAGATACTTTACCCATTTTCTTTTGAGAACTAGGCATTTTAACGATTGCGTCTTCTAACTCACCATCGCCCATAAGTTCCGTATAAGGAAACTCAAGTCTTGGTGTTTTAGCCCAATCGTGTATTTTTTGCCATGTGCTATTCATTACCTCGCTGTATTCAAGAGGTACTTTATATAGACCAGTCTTTTTATTAATTGTATGAGGGACTCTATATAGTCCAGTTCTCATATAAACCATTGCATCAACATCGGGAAACAATTTGATTATTGTATCTTTGACGTGGAAGGGGAGTTCCTCTGATGGAGCAAAGTTAAAGACTGAATTTGGTATAGTTATATGATAACCCGAGCCAGAAAAGTACACTCTAAACGCATGTATTGGCACATCTAAATCGTGTACTAAAGAGTAACAAATAGATTGGCATTTTTTCAAAGTGAAATCGTCTGTGTTCTGTTCTTTGTCAATATCAATTAAGATACTGTCAATGGCTCTTGCACCATAATAACCTCGGAGAGAGTTTTTGTGAGCGTCAGCAAAATCAACGGCATCTTGATTATATAGATACATAGACCTATACATTGGGATACCGTTAATATGCTTACCTAACTCCTCCTTAGGAATGAGAACTCCCCGTTTCCGAGGAGTCTCTTTTGCAATCTCTATAAAATTATAGGTTTGCAATATCTATACCAGAGGCATCAAACGATCCATTAGGTTCTACCTTAGTGGCTGTCCCCGTGCCATCCGCTGGTGCTTCTTTAATAAAGCCTTTAGATTTCAAATAATCTATATAAGACTTTAATTCAGTCTCAGATGTATTTGTTTTAGCTAATACTTTATTGTGTACTCTAGTGTATGCTTGACCATTCTTAGCAAGTTCTTTGAATACATATATAGTGCATTGTTTACCTTTATATGCATTAGTCAAATAACTAGCAATATCGTCAATAGGTTCTTCATTTTCTGTAACCCATTTACCATGTTGATTTACACCACCTTCTTCACCTAAAGCTTCTGTTAAGAATGTGATTCTTTTAAGTAGGGTACAGTCTTTGATTCTACCGTCTGGTTCTTTATCAAATGAGCCTACAATTTTACATACTCTTGGATAATCTGATCCTTCTACGGTAAACTCAACTACCATATATAAATCAGCCCAATCGTACTTACTTGTCTCATCTATTACACTTAAAAGTGTGCCAGTTTTAATACCTAACCAACTTGCTCCACCGCTACTTGTTTTACTTTTCATTATAGCCATATTACTTTTCCTCCTTATAGGATTTGATTTCGTTAATTACTGCTTCATAGTTGAATGGTAGTAGTTTTTGTGCTAAAGGTGCTAATCTTGAACCAACCATACGCTCATCGTATCCTTCAAAAGAGACAAGATATTCTTGGGTTGATTTATCTATTGTAGCATATCCGATTACATCTGCTTTTGCACATAGAACTTTACCTAGACCACTAGGAAGATTTGGAGATAGTTGAACTTTATCATCAGTCATAGCTGTCTGCTTTGCATGACTTGTTAAGATAAGATTACCACCAACTTTTTTCATAAAGTCTTGTAATTTCTTAACAATATCTGCGTTTTTACGCTTAGCAGCAGCCCAGTCTGATCCCCAGCTACCATCTCCCATGTTTGCGATACCTTGATCTGCCTTAACAACATCTTCTATCCAACCATTTACTTGGTCAATAGTGTCAATTACTACGGTATCATATGGGTATTCGTCCCAGTTTTTCATTAAATCACCTAGTATTTCTGCTAGTGAGTAAACGTGACATTGTGTTCCTTTTTTCTCGCCAGAACGATAATAGAATCCTCTTTCATTTGTAGGAACTATTTCTATTACTTCTTGGCCATCTTTAGTTACAGCGACGCCGTCTACTTTTTTGATTCTAACTGGTGGATTTAACCCACAACAGGTTACTACATTTGCTTTATCTACAAAGTCAGCTCCTAAATCTGCATCTATTACTAATACAGATTCTGAACCACCTTTACTCCATGATGCAGCTTGTGTAGTTTTACCACTTTTTGGTTGTCCAATGAAATACCATGTAAGTCCTCCTGGTAGGTCATTTTGCCAATCCGTTTTTACTTTTTGGATGTTTAACATATTACTCCTTAGTTAATATTAGAGACACCTATCCCAGAGTAAGTTTGTGGTAGGATAGTAGGGACAGATGTCTCTGAGTTATGCAGACGCAGTTAAATACGCTGTTTCGTATGCTGAAACTACGCTGCTGATATTTCTATTTTCTGGGGTTTTACGAGATGTTCTCTACGCAAACTCACAGGACCTAACGACCCCCAAATGTACGCATAGTAAAGCCTATTTTGCAAGACATTAAATGCTTGTGAGAGGCCAAACGAGGCAGAAAGACTACCACAAAATATGGTATGCTTTGCTGTACAAGGGTCATCAGCTATCTGATTGCTAGGAACGTAGGAGTCCATGAAATAATCGGACTCTCTGGTCACAGTTATTATCTCATATCCTAGGGCTCCCATTCTCATATCAATAAGAAATTCCCTGTCTGGATTCTGTTTCCATTGGTTATATACTGCAAGTCTACATTCCATATTATCAGGAGTTAGAAATACTTTATTTTCCAATGGCATACCAGTTTGCCAGAATACTGGTTTTGATTTGACTTTACACTTTTTATTTAATTGGAATAAAGTCTCTTCTGCTGCTAGTACTTTAGTCGAATTTAAGTAACACTCTGACCATGAGGTTGTGGATAAATTATGTTCCTCTAACTTATCAGGGTCCCAGACTGTTATTTCTTTAAATCCCATTATTGCAGCGTTTTGTAGTAATGCAGAGCCGATACCACCAGCTCCGATCACTGTTATCTTATCTAGCCTTGATTGGTTGATAAGGTCTTGATTACGAAGGTACCGATTGTCCATATTCATCCACTCCTAACTCTTGTAGTTGTTTTAATAAAGTTCGTTTCTTGATTCGTCCTCTTTCGTAGTCCAACATCAGCAAGTCGTATTGTTCTAGTTGAGCATCTGCTTCGTCTTCTTGAAACAGTTCTTGCATGGTTGGGGGTTGGTGTTTATCGGTCGCTACGCTCCCTCCGAATAAGGTTTCCTGTCCAATTAACTGATTATTATATTTGTTATAATATGTTTTAATTGTGGGTGTCTGTGTTTTCTTGATGAGTTTCGCTTGCTTTTTCCAAGCAGGTTCTATTATAGCAACATCTTCGACTTCTATATCATCTATCTCTTCAATATGTATTCTTCCAAATTGATCGGGATATGATGTTCCAAAGTAAAGTTCTTGTCCTGGTTTAGTCGATACAACTAATGAGTAATAAAACTGTTTATTAGCTCCATCTACTAATTGTTGTTCATCAGTTCCAGAGAAGAATGCTCCCATACTATGATGCGAATGAATATTGCCTTGTACCCATGATTTGCCTATTTCGGGAAACTCTTTTCTTAGTTTCTTAAATATTTTCATCAAATCTTCTCCGTCCCATTCTGTCTGACTGCTTGTTCCTAAGTCAAGAGGGTGGAAGTACTCTAGTTTAATGATACTTGGAAAACCGTGTTCATCTTTTGTATGTGAATACCAGGCTGGTCCAGACCATTCTAGAGATTTAAAGGTTTTGAGAAAATAACGAACCTTGTCCATCATCGGTGACGATATTATTAATTTCGGGTCTATTGATTTCATTGATAAAACTCCTTTTGTCTTTTTCTAGTTGTTGTAAAGCAAGATGTGTAGCCGATTTTCTGATTTTATTGTATTTTAATTCAATATCATCTATATCGACGCCATCTATAGTTGAGTATAAATATGTTGATGCACGAGCCTTATGAGGGCTTCTTTTCCTTAGTAATATCATAAAATTAGAAAAGTGTATTCCAGCATATTTAAGTTGTTCTACAAATTGAACCATACTGTTATGTCCTTCATTTTGGTATGGTCTTACTGTAGACATTAATTCAGCTATAGTATCTCTATCCTCTGTAGGTAAAGATATACGGTATCTTGGGTTTAGTCTTAGTGTACCACTTCCACAATCGTATATTTTTCTAGATAATGCACTTAGTTTTGTTTTGAGTGCCTGATCCATATTACCTTCATACTGAGCTAAAAGAGTTATCAAGAATATTCTTACAAACTCAAAAGCTTGATATAATGACAATTCTCCAACAACCATTGCTATAGATACATAGCCAAGTATTTTATTTGTTAGGTTGTCGCTATAACTCGATGAGTGATGTCGTCTTGCTGTTGTTAAGAAAGGAAAGTCTTTATTATTAAAGTAAGAATAAATTGACATACAATCTTGACCTGTTAACTCTATTTTAGTTAATGGCGTCATATTCTTAGGCCAATTCCATCTTGTTGGGTCTGTCCCTACAGAATTAGTGTCTACTTCGTGACCTTCAAAGACTTCTCTTATTTGCTCGTATGAATGTAACTGACAATAAAGGGTACTTGTTTTAAAGTATGCACCTCTCATATACGTGGATCTACTATTGTACGACTGTAGATATGATTTCATAATAGAACAAAACTGTATATAATTACCATTTTGTAGTGCAGCGCCTAAATCTCCTTGAAAGTTACCTAAACAAGGGATACCATTACTTAAATGTGGATGCACCGCATCGATAATTAATGGATTGCCTTCTTCTATTTTTA